GGCCGCGGTCGGTGTCGACCCTGCCGCCGCTGGTGTGGCCGCGGGCGACGAAGCTCCGGCGCTGCCCTCTGCTCCCTCTGAGCCCGCTGCTCCGGCCGCCGAGGACGTGCCTGAGGGGCTGGTGGCCCATGCCGAGCTGCTGGTGTTCGACGCTCTCTCCCGCGCCGGCGGACGGCTGCTCACCCGCGAGCACCGCGGCCAGTTCGGCAGCACCCCAAAGCACGAGCTGTACCGGTCCGTGCCCCATCAGCGCTCCGGTACCGAGCTGCTGGAGGGCTCATTCACCTGGGTGGCTCAGGCGGCCGAGGCGTACGGCGTGGACGCTGAGGCGCTGGAGAAGGGACTGAAGACGTACGCCACGTACTGTCTGGCCACCCGTGAGGCGCACGACAGGGCGCTGCTGCGATCGACGATCCGGGCGGCGCTGCGGTGACCACGCCGCCGGACAGCTCACTCCCCGCGCGCCTGCGTGCGCTGGCGTTCATCCGTGAGGGGGAGTCGGCCATCGGACGCAGCTGGTTCCGTGCGCTCACACGCTGGCTCGACCGGGTGCGCCCCGGGGTCACGGCGGGGGGACGGCTGGACCCCGGGCGCGTCTCCGACCATAACGCGTACTGGACGGACCAGGTCAACACCGAGGTGATCCCGTCCGTCAACCGGGTACTGAACGACGCGTGGGCCCGTGTGCGCGCCCGTGAGCCCGAGCGTGATCCGTGGGTGGCCGACTACCTGAACGGTGTGGGTAACCGGCTGGTGCGCCTGCCCGATGAGGTGTACGCGCTGATTGTCGCCGTGATAGAGGACGGCATCCGTGAGGGCTCGGACATCCCCACCGTGACCGCAGCCGTCAATATGGTCCTCACCGCGACGGGCTCTGAGCGGTGGCCGAACCGGGCCCGCGTGGTGGCGCGCACCGAGACGATCGGGGCCGTCAACGCAGGCGTGTTCCGGGCTGCTCAATTGGACGCTCAGGACCGGGGCGACCCCGCCCCGTTCAAGGTCTGGCTGAGCACGGTGGACGGGCGCACACGGCCGACGCACGTGGAGGCGGACGGACAGCGCACGCTCCTCGATTCGCCGTTCGATGTGGGCGGAGCAGCGCTGCTGTTCCCCGGCGACCCGCGGGGACCGGCGCAGGAGGTCATAAATTGTCGCTGCTCACTTTTGCCAGTCGTGCTCGGTGAGACGCTGGACTGGACGTCCCGTCAGAACGCGAGAGAGGGAGGTGGCTGACATGCCACGTACATGGAGCGCCGTACTGGCGCGCATCGGCGTACCGACCGGGGACAAGCGCGTCATCGCCCCGGGCGCGCTCACGTCCCGTGACCTGCCGTTGCCGCTCATGTGGCAGCGGGTGAGCGGTGACGGGCACTCGGGCGCCGTGACAGTGGGTGCGATCCGCACGCTCACGATCGACAACGAGACCGGGATGGTTACCGGCACGGGGACGTTCCTGCCCGTACGCGGTGCGGCCGAGGCGCAGGCTCAGACCGAGGCGGGGGTGACCGGCCCTTCCGTTGACCTCTTTGACGATCTGGACATCGAGGAAGTCCAGACCCTGATCGAGGCGGGCGTGATCGGCCCGGATCTGACCGACAACATGGACGATGTCGAATACGCCATGGACGACGACGGGATGATCGTCATCACCAAGGCGCGCATCGCCGGCGCCACGCTGGTCCAGATCCCCGCGTTCGCGGGCGTGTCGATCACGATGACGGACGCTGAGCCCGTGAGCGAGCCTGAGTCGGAGCTACTGCCATTGGAGCCGGGGGAGGGGCCTCGCGTCTACCAGCCTGAGGACCAAGACTGCTTCTACGCCTCGGCTGCTCCCTCCGTCCTCCCTCCGCTCGACTGGTTCCGCAAGCCCGACCTTGACCGGTACACGCCGCTGGTGGTCTCGGACACGGGCCGCGTGTTCGGGCACATCGCCAACTGGGACCAGTGCCACGTGGGGCTGCCGGGCTGCGTCACACCCCCGCCGTCCATGACGGATTACGCGTACTTCCACCAGTCCTCGCAGCCCACGGCTGAAGGCACTGTGCTGCCCGTGGGGACGCTCGTGGCAGGGCCGAGGCACGCGGACGCGCAGCTGGCGTTCCACGCCGCGACACAGCACTACGACGATCCCTCGGCCGCGGTGGCCCGGGTGATGGCGGGAGAAGACGAGTTCGGTATCTGGGTGGCGGGGTGGATGCTGCCGACTGCGAGCGAGGAGGCGCGCGCCACGTTCCTCAGCTCCCCCGTCAGCGGGGACTGGCGAAGGATCGGGGGGAACCTGGAAATGATCGCGATCTGCTCCGTCAACAGCGCCGGGTTCCCCGCCCCGCGGGCGCGCGTGGCGTTCTCGAACGGCCACCAGCGCACGCTGATCGGGTCATTCGGAGTGACCCCGTCCATGCAGCGGGCTCCGGAACCGGTGCCTACTCTGGACATCACACGGGCCAGGCTGGCGCTGGCCGACCACCGGAAGGGATGACGATCGCGATGGTCAACTACGAAGCGATGGACCACAGGTTCAGTACGCACCTTGTGGACGACGACGGCAAGACCTGTCTACAGGCGGTACGGGAGGCCATGCGTGCGGCTGCGGTCGCCGTAGCTCAGGCTGCTCCCGAGGGGCGGGAACAGTCCCTGGCACTCACCAAGCTGGAGGAGGCCATGTTCTGGGCCAATGCAGCGATTGCGAGGGAGTACTGACATGGCATGTGGATCGTGCGGGGGCCGCTCCTCGCGAGGAGTGCAGGAGTACCTGATCACGTACAAGAACGGGGACACAGAGCGCGTATCGGACATGGTGACTGTCCGGCAGAGGCTCGCTCTCTCCCCGAACGGGGGCAACTACCGGCTGGTAGCGAAGGCTGCACCCGCCAAGTAGTTGTACGGAGCGTAACCAGAGCCCGGGGCCGAAAGTGCCCCGGGCTCTTTCGCGGGCACTTACAAGTGCCCGCGGGCACTTTCGGGGTCTGAAAGTGCCCGGACCCGTTTCGCAGGTCCGGGCACTTCTTCATGATCGTTCGGGCAGAACGGGCACTTTCAGAGCACCCTCCCCATACAGTTCTATTACCCCGTCTCCCGATTCTGATTACAGTTAGTAGTTGGGGGTTAATTTTGTATAGGGGGGTAGGGCTCAGAAAGTCTCCACTCTGCCCGGATCGGCCCCTGACCTGGGAAAAGGGTGTTTTCGTAAGTCTCCACTTTCAGACCGAAAGCCTCCGTAAAGTGCCCGGACGCTCGACATACCCGGGCATACCCCCGCATCGCCTCACCTATCGCCGTTGCTCCCCGTCACATGCCGTAGGGTGAGCCTCAGCGGTGGTGGCTGTGGGCCTGATCGCGACGTGAGAACCAACCGTCCCGACGTGCCCACATGGAGGCACCCGCCATGACCCCCGAAGAGATCGCGGCCCTTGCGGCCGAGTTCGCCGCACTCGATGACGCCGCACTCGCGGCCGAGTACGAGCGTGTCCGCACCCGTGCCCAGGAGCTCGCCGCCAAGGCGGACGCAGACTTCTCCGACGACGAGCGTGCCGAGTTCACCGAACTCTCGCACCGCGTCGGCCCGGTGCAGGACGCGATGACCGCCCGTATCGCGGCGGCCGAGGCTGCCAACGCCACCCGTGAGCAGTTCTCCACCCTGCCGGAGATGGCCCTCCCCGCCCCGGTCGTTCCGGCCGCCGTCACCCCCGTGACCGAGAACGCCCCTGCGCCCGTCTCAGAGCCTGCCAGCGCCCCGGTGGTCCCGGTGCCCAGCGTGGGGGATCTGAGCGCTCAGACGCCCGTACAGCCGCCTCCTGGGGCATCTTCCAAGGACAGCATCCGAGCTGAGCTGAGCGCTCAGGCGGCTGCGCTCCTCGGCATGAAGGCCGGCGACGAATTCAACGGCAACGCCAACGTTGGCATGGCGCTGATCAAGAACGCTCAGTCGTTCGGCATGCGGGGCGCGCCGGGCCAGCGCCAGACCATGGCGCAGTTCAAGCGCGACCGGGGCGCCGAGCTCACCGTGAACACCGGCGACGGCCCCGAGACCATGCGGATCCTGCGCCACGCACGCAACGAGAAGCGCCTGTCCGGCGGCAACCTGGCGCAGACGTGGCTGAACTCGATCGAACAGGGCGGCAGCCTCACGGCTGCGGCTGGCTGGTGCGCCCCGTCCGAGAACGACTATGACCTGTGCCGCAACTGGGATTCCCCGGTGGGAGTGCTCGACCTGCCGACAGTCACAGTCACCCGCGGCGGCCTGAACTACACCGACGAGCCCGACTTCCCGACCATCTACGCCAACGCGGTGGCGGCTGGCGGAGGCTCGAACTTCCTCACCGAGGCCCAGGTCATCTCGGACACGGCGAAGACGTGTTCCGAGATCCCCTGCCCGACCTTCGAGAACCGGCGCCTTGACGTGCTGGCGCTCTGCATTCGCGTGAGCTTCCTTCAGGCGGCCGGGTACCCGGAAGTCGTAGACGCGTGGGACGCCGGCCTCCGGGCCGCTCATGAGGCCGAGATGAACCGCATCATCATCGCGGACATCATCGCCCGTGCCGGTGCCGCGACGACCCTCACCCCGCCCGACCCCGACGTCGGCGACTCGTGGACGTCCGGTCTCCTGGCCGGAGTGGAGCTGGCGGCCGAGGACATCCGCTACCGGTTCCACATGGCGTGGAACTCCACGATCGAGATCGTCCTCCCGCACTGGGTCCTCCCCCAGATGCGCGCCGACATCTCCCGGCGTGCGGGCTGGAACGGCCTGAACATCACGGATGCCGAGATCGCGTCGTGGTTCGCCACCCGCGGCGTGCGCGTCCAGTTCGTCCGCGGCTGGCAGGACGGCCTCATCACCGGCGGTGCGCTCGACCCGGCGTTCCCCGGCGGCGACGCGGCGACCCCGTTCATGCTCGCCCTGCCGACCGGCGTCAGCTTCCTGGCCTACCCGGCGGGCTCCGTCGCGGTCGCGCGCCAGGACGTGGTCACCCTGACCAACGTCTATGACGCCGCCTCCCTGGCGGTCAACGAGTTCACCAGCCTGTTCGCGGAAGAGGGCTTCGCTCCCGTCTACCCGTGCCCGGGCCAGCGCCTCTACACGCTCGCGGGCCTGTGCAACGCCGGTACCACCGGTGCGCAGAACATCGACTGCGTGGACGCCCCGTAACCCTCCCTGATCCGGTGAGGGGCACCCCGTCGTCCCTGGTGCCCCTCACCACTCACACGGAAGGGAGGGAGACACATGGCAGTCATCACGACCAACCATCACCAGATCGCGACACCCCCGCCCGGACGGCTGCGGTACGGCCTGTTCAACGCGGCCACGGTCATCGAGAACATGGAACCCCACGTCATCGGCGCAGGGTTCCAGTTCGCGGGCATTGACTGTGGCGTGGCACGGCTGTACGACAGCTCGTGCGCGCCCGGTGACTCGGATGCCAAGACGTTCGATGAGGGTCTGGCCTACCAGTTCGCCGACCCGTTCTGGGTGTACTCCACGCGCCAGTGCGGCACGGTCGGGCACACCCCGGCGGAGTTCACCGAGTCGGTCCGCCGGCGCCTTCTGGGCGGCGAACAGACTCAGGTGGAGGCGGCGCTCTGGGGCGGCACCACTCCGGCCGTCGCTCCCGCGCTGACCGACCACATCGGCACGACGATCGTTACCCCCGGTGCGGTCGGCGCAGGCGCTGCGATCGCGGCGCTCGAGGAGTCGTTCTACTCGGACTACGGGTACGTGGGCACCATCCACGTCAACACCCGAGCGTACGGAGCAGCCGCGTACTCGAACCTGATCGTTCAGGGCTCGGTCCTCACCACGCCGCTGGGCTCCTCGTGGTCCTTCGGCGCCGGGTATGACATCACCGGACCGGCCGACGTGGCTCCGGCCGCCGGGTTCGTGTGGGCGTTCATGACCCCGTACGTGATGATCCAGCGCTCCGCGATCATCGCTCAGGACGACCCCCGCGCGTTCCTCGACCGTGCGGCCAACCAGTACCTCGGCCTGGCCGAGCGCGTGTACGCAGCCACGTGGCTCTGTGACGTGGTCCATGCGGTGCAGGTACCCATTGCCGCCCCCGCGGTCGGCACAGCCCCGGCGGTGCCGTAATGAGCGACCGTTACGCCGACTGGCTGCCTGTCGTTCCGGCGACGGGCCAGCTGAAGGAGACGGCCAGGGAGCTGCTGACCCTGGCCGGAGACGCGTCGCTGGTGCGTACGGCGGGCAACGGGACCGAGTTCCTGGTGCCCGCGTGGGTCGCCGACGCGTACACGACCCCGCTTCCGGCGGTCACGAAGAAGCGTGCCGCTCCCCGAGCCAAGCCGAGTGAGGAGTAACCATGGCTACGCTCTGTTACCCCATGGCGCGTGGACGTGTTATGCGTCTCACCCGTCTCGACGAGTGCTGAGCCCCCGTAGAGGGGCTGTGCTCGACCCTGGTCACGGACGGGTTCGTGTCGGTCGTCGACACGGCGAACTACCAGGACACCGAGGAAATCTCGGTGGCCAACGCCAACGGTGCGCTGTGCATCGACGACCAGTCCTCCCCTGCCCTGCGGTGGCTGGACCTCACGATCCAGATGTGCACCACCGACCCCGACGCCGTCAACATGATCACCGGCGATCCGCTGGTTCTGGACGACGCAGTGGCCCCGAACACGGTGGGTTACCGCATCGACCAGGGGCTGACGGGCTCCGCCGACTTCGCGCTGGAGATCTGGTCGGGCATCCCGAACCAGGTCTGCCCCGCCACCGGGTTCCCGTACTACGGGTACTGGCTGTTCCCGTGGATCAAGGACGCCCGGTGGGGCGAGTCCACGGTGTCCAACTCGGGCTACCTCCTGAACTTCACCGCTCGCACTCAGGTCGGTGGCGCGTGGGGGGTCGGCCCGTACAACATCCGTCGCGATGCGACGGTTCCGGCCACGCTGGAGCCGCTGCTCACCGCCATCGGCGATGACCAGCCGAAACATTTCCAATTTACGGATCTGGCTCCGCCCACCCCGGCTTGCGGATGTGTCGAGCTCGTTATCCCGTAGCCTGAATGCGGTGATGGCCAACGGGCCCCTGGTGACGTCCAGTCGCCAGGGGCTCGGCCGTATCCTGGCCAGGAAGGAGGGACGACATGGCGCTTGCCCGGTATGAGCTGTACGTCTTCTACCCCGGTGGAGGACTGGCGGCCGATGCGGACGTGACTGTCCGCCTGGCCGGCTCGAACATCACCCCACCCCTGTTCACGGACGCTGCGGGCACGGTCCCTCAGACCTCACCGGTCACGGACGCGGACGGGCTGCTGTCGTTCTACGCTGCGCCCGGCTCCTACCAGGCCGAGTTCGCCGGGGAGATCTTCCCGGTCCCCGTGGCCGAGTCGGAGACTGCCGAGGTACAGCCGGGTGTGTTCACGCACACACAGGAGTCCCCCGCGTCCGTGTGGACCATCGCCCACAGGTTCGGTATCCAGCCACTCGTGGACGTGATCGTGGGCAACGCGTCCGTGTCCGGGTACGAGACAGCCCACCCGGACACCGAGACGACCACGGTCACTTTCCAGACGCCTACCTCAGGCGTCGCGCACCTGAGGCGGTAGCTGTGGCATTCGCGGAGTACAGCCGTACGTTCTGGTTCCCCAACGGGGCGTTGGCCACGGGCATCCCCGCCCGGATCTTCCCCGAGAACTCCAATGCCCTGGCCCCGATCTTCACGGACGTCACAGGCACCGTTCCCTTGCCCAACCCTCTGAGCACGGACGCGTTCGGCGTGCTCACGTTCTGGGCCGAGGAAGGGGAGTATTGGGTCCACATCGACACCGAGTCGTTCCGGGTGAGTGTCGGCAACCCCAACGGGCTGGACGTGTTCGACGGAGCCTCGGTGGCTCTATCCACGGGCGTCATGTCGGGCGGAAACCTGGCCATCACGGGCGCAACAACGATCTCGCTCAACGAGACCGTGGGGTACGTGGTCGATTACTCCACGGACGATGTACGGCCGGTCCTCACGCGGGTGCACCTCCCGGCTCAGACCGTGACCCTGGTGGGCGCGTCGCTCACGCGCACCGTTACCTGGCTGGTCGCCGACGCGGCGGGTGTGATTACGCAACAGGGCGCTCAGCCGACCAACGCTCAGCGGCGCACGCATATCGTTCTCGCAGCCGCTGCGCTCGATACGACGACCGTGACGCTGTTCGATATCGTGGCGATTCCTCAGATCCTGCCTCAGCCCATGAACCAGATGCAGGATTTGATGTACTCACTGGCCCCGTTCAACACATCGGGCAATGTGGTCAGTCCGAACGGGGCGAACCTCCAGATCAACATGACGGCAGGGGAGCTGTTCCAGCCCAGTTGGGCCTACAACAACACCCCGGACGACCCGCATGAGGCGCCCACGGCCGCACTCGCCCCCGCCCAGTTCCGCTACGGACTGCGGAACACGGTCGCTTTCCCTCCGCTCACTACGTTCCTGGATCCGGGGAATTACGATAACGCGGGGGTGCTGACTCCGGTCCCCGGGGGCGCGAACGTGGCCACGATCCACCGTGTCTTCAAGTTCGCCAATCCCCTGGCCGCCGGCCAGACCACGATTCAGTACGGTCAGACCGTGTACCCGAACCTGACTGCTGCAATCAATGCCGCGGGTGTGTCCAATTTCGTGCGTAATGCTCAGTTCGAACTCGGGGCCTTCGTCACATGGATCGCCGTGATCAAGACAGCCACGAACTTGTCCGATCCGACGCAAGCCATGTTCATCCCTGCCAGTAAGCTTGCGCGGCCTTAGGAGGAGCAATGCCCGTCATCAATCCGGCGGTGCCCGCGGAGGTATTTCCCTCCGAGGAGGGGCCGTGCAACTGGCCACTGGACCTGTCGTGTTGCCCGGACTGGAACACATACGAACCGGCAGTCCAGTCCGCTGCACAGGCGTGGTCCACCTACATTCTGTGGGCACTGACCGGGCGCCACTACGGGCCGTGCTCGATCACCGTGCGCCCGTGCGGGAGCACCTGCGAGGGTTTCAGCGGGTACCTCACGTGGCCGGTGAGCCAGCCGAGCAACAGCGGTTCCGGCTCGCCGTGGATGGTCCCGTTCGTGGACAACGGCATCTGGCGCAATTGCGGTTGCGCCGGCGGTTGCACCTGCCGGGCGCGCTGCGAACTGGTCCTCGGCACACCCGTCTTCGTGATCGATGAGATCAAGATTGACGGGGTGGTTCTCGATCCGTCCGCCTACCGGCTGGACCGGACCGAGCGCGGGCGCGTGCTCGTACGCGTGGACGGGGAGTGCTGGCCCGAGTGCCAGGACATGAACGTGGGCCCGGACGATGTGGGCGCTTTCACGGTCACCTACCAGGTGGGCGACCCCGTACCCCGGGCCGGACAGATCGCGGCGGGGATGCTCGCCTGCCAGTTCGCCAAGGCGTGCGTCGGGGGTGACTGTGTCCTGCCTCAGCAGCTTCAGTCCCTCAGCCGCAACAACATCGAAGTACAGGTGATCGATCCAGCCACGCTGCCCGACTCGATCCTGACAGGCATCGCCGAAGTCGATCGCTGGGTCCGTTCGGTCAACCCGAACAACGTCCGCTCCGGTCCCCGCGTCCTCTCCCCCGACGTCCGGCCGCACCGGGTGATCGCATGACGATCTACATGGACATCGCGCAGGAGCTGCTGAACTGCTACGACGTAGCGCTGACAGACCCTTCGTTCCCCTCCACGCCGGCCACGATATGCCTGCGCCACGGGGAGACAGTCTCCCCGCTCCTCGGCACACAGGCGGATGAGTGCTGCTCCGGTCTCGCATGGGTACGGATCAAGTCCGTCAGCCCGCTCCGTTCCGAGACTCCGCCCGGTTGCCTGAGCGCTGAACGCCGTGTCGTGCTGGAGCTGGGCGGCGTGCACTGTCTCCCGTGGGGCACGACCGAGGCGCCCCCCACGTGCGACCAGTGGACCGCGGTGGCGCTCCTGGCGGACGCGTACCACGACGCCATGGAGAAGGCGCTGTGCTGCCTGCGTGGCGCGCTCACGCGCGACCAGGCAGAGTCGATCGAGGCGGGCGAGTACGTGCCCACGGGCCCGGACGCGAACTGTGTGGGCGGCACGATGGAGGTCATTGTGGAGACGAGCTGCGGATGCGGAGTGACGACGTGACTAAGCGCGTGAGCAAGCCGGTACAGACCAGTCTCTACACCTTGAGAGTTACCCGCTCGTTCGAGGCACTGCGTATCGGCGAGCTGATCGAGCATGCGATGAACCCCCGCGTACAGGGGCTGATCAATGCGGGTCTCCTGGAGGTGATCAGCGGTGGCGAGAGTGAGGCTGGACCGGGGGCAGTTGGGACGGGTGATTCAGGGGGAGAGCCGGAAGGCACTGAGGAGGAGAGCCCCGCAGGTACTGAACCGGGCGAAGATCCTGGCACCGGTTGACACCGGCCGCCTGCGCGCGTCCGGGAAGATCCAGTACTCCGGGCTGTTCACCTTCCGGCCCAAGGCCACGGTCATTTTCGACGTGAGCTATGCAGCCATGGTCAATGACGGCACGCGCCCGCACATCATCCGCCCCAAGACGAAGCAGGTGCTCAAGTTCACGGTCGGCGGCCGGACCGTGTACGCCA